ATCTCATTTTTGATAATGTCGCCCAGTCCGTTCTGACGAAGCCAGTTAAACGCCTGCTCTTTTTTAGCTTGAGTAATAGTGGCGCTGTAATTTGTTTTAACTTCAACAGATGATCCATCTGCTAGTTTTAGAAAAGATAAACCCATTTCTGATAACATAGTGGGTATAACTTCTCCTGATAAATATTCTAAATGTTTTTTCTTATCTTTAATTTGTTGCTCATCAGATTCGATGGCACTTTGAATTGCTTGCATTTCTTTTATCTTATCTGCAAGTTTATTTATGTTTTCTGTTTTGTCTATAACCTGTTCTTGGTCCTTCTCAAAATCAATCGTCATTCTTTGCTCCTGTTCCGTAAACATCAATCTCAATAGGGTAGTATTTTTTTTCTTGTCTATCCCACTTCAAGAGATTAAATTTACCATTTGTTATGTCTGATACCAAACAACAAACTACACCTATTATAGCAGGATCTCCTGTTAATAGCAAATAGTCGGTTGGTTTGAAATTTTTAACTAAGTTTTTTAGTTTGAAAATTAAAGGACCAGGAGAAAAAATCATTTGTGATCTTTCATCCAATAGAAATTTTAGATTGCCATATTCAGATGCACCCATAATATTAAATTTAGGACGACCCTCTCTTGTACCTGAAATCTCTTGCACAACCCATACGTTAGGCTTAGATTCTTTTATATCTTTGTAATCCATACTTTCAAAACTTTCATGTTGACTTTCTAGCAGAATCCTATATACAAGTCAATAGAAAGATGAAGTACAAATTTAAAACTAAACCGTATGCACACCAGTTGGTTGCATTAGAAAAATCTTGGAACAGAGAGAACTTTGCCTATTTCATGGAAATGGGTACAGGTAAAACAAAAGTTCTAATAGATAATGCAGCTGTATTGTACGACAAAGGTAAAATAGATGGATTACTTGTTGTTGCACCAAAGGGTGTGGTAGGCACTTGGTTTGGTAAAGAGATACCTACACACATGGCAGAGCACATTGAATATGTGTCAACATTATGGCAGCCAAACATAACTAAAAAACAACAAGAAAAATTAAACGTTTTATTTAAAACAGATCACAAACTTCATGTTTTAATTATGAATGTTGAAGCGTTTAGCACAGAAAAAGGTAAGACGTTCGCAACTAAATTTTTATTATCACACAAAACATTGATGGCTATTGATGAGAGTACAACTATAAAAAACCCAAAAGCTAAAAGAACTAAAAACATATTATCATTGTCTAGACGTGCAAGTTACAGAAGAGTAATGACTGGTTCTCCCGTAACCAAAAACCCTTTAGACTTATACACACAGTGTGAGTTTTTAGATCCAGCATTATTAGATTTTCCATCTTATTATGCATTTAGAAATAGATATGCAGAAATGAGAACTATGCATGTAGGCGGACGTTCTATACAAGTGGTGCATCAATTTAGAAACTTAGACGAATTGTCCGACTCAATCAAATCATTCTCATACAGAGTATTAAAAGAAGATTGTTTAGATTTACCACCTAAAATATTCATGGAACGAGAAATACAATTAAGTAAAGAACAAGAGAAAGTATATGAACAGATGAGAAAAGAAGCTACTGCATTTCTTAATGGTAAACGTGTGTCTACCATGACAGTGCTAACACAACTTATGCGACTACAACAAATAACTTGTGGTCATTTCACAGCTGATGATGGCACAACACAAGACATCAAAAACAATCGTATAGATGAACTTATGGATGTATTAGATGAAGTAGAGGGTAAAGCAATTATCTGGGGACACTTTCAACGTGATGTTGAGACAATATTTAAAGCTATAGAGAAAGAGTATGGTCCAGGATCCGTGGTCCATTATTATGGTAAGACGTTGCCTGAACAACGAGACTATGCCATTGATGCATTTCAAAAAGGTAAAGCTAGATTCTTTGTGGGTACACCAGCTACAGGTGGTTATGGTTTGACTTTAACTGCTGCTAATACTGTAATCTATTATTCTAATGGGTATGATCTAGAAAAAAGAATGCAATCAGAAGACAGAGCACATAGAATAGGATCCAAGTCAGCAGTGACATATATCAATCTTATAGCACAGGATACTGTAGATCAAAAGATAGTAAAATCTTTACGTAAAAAAATTAATATAGCTTCTGAAGTTATGGGTGAAGAATTAAGAAAATGGATTTAAACCCAAGGCGTGTATTTTGTTTTACCGTCTGCTCCACGACTGGCGTATAGACATTGGTTTCTATTGTGGTTTGAAGAATAACT